CCGGATTGTATGCTGGCCATACCCATTGCAAACGTGTATCGGGTGGATCGGGTAAATAGCGTTTGCAACTCTTGCGGATTGAGCAGGTAACGCCCGAACAATAACTATAATCTGTATTCATCGTCATAATGTTTTTAATTAGTTTACTGTTTTCTGAATGACTGCTCATTGCCGAAATTGATGATTAGCATCATTTCACGGAAACGGTCTGCAATTCGTTCGTCGTAATATTCTGCAATTTCTTTTGCCGTAAGATTGGATGAGACCAGCGTACAGAACTGCTCTTCATAGCGAAAAGACAGCATATCCATGGCGGCGGTTACGTAATCGCCATAATGAATGCTTTCTTTCGGTTCGGAGCCGAGTTCGTCGATTGCGAGTATTTCGATTTGGCGCAGCCTTTTGTAGCGTGCCACATCGGAGGTGTTGTCGCGTGTGGGATTGTTATACGCTTTAGCCAGCAAGACGAGTTCTTTAGCCGATACCATCATGTAGCCGCGTATCGGATATGCATCCGCATTGCTGTTATACCCCTCATCAGAGCGCAAGTAGTTTATAAGGTTTTGCAATGCACGCAGAATGGTGGTTTTCCCATTTCCGGCATCGCCGCAAAGGAACAATCCGAAAGTGGAGGCTTCCGATGTAATCCAATTGGAAATGTCCCAAAGGTGCTTTTTGTATTGTTCGGTGGCATTAAATTCCCTATGCCTATGAGCAACTTCCACCCGGCACGCTTCATATAGCATAGCGTAAACTTGCTTGGCGGTATATGGCAATCTAAAACGAGTTACCATATGTTTTCTCTTCATCAGATTTGAGAAGATTACCTCTGCGTTGATTTCTGCTTTCGGGTCTAACTTTATCATCTTTTCTTTTATTTTTATCATTTACAATTCTCAACCATGCGTTGAAGTGCTGTTTGGCATCCTGTAAGGAAGAATGCCGGTCTTTCCCGTCTGCCAGGCATTGCACCCGGAAGTCGTCAAGACTGCTGCGCAAAGAGGAAATATTCGTTGCATGAAGCACTTGTAATTGGTCAAGCCAACACTCGTCTTTTTTCAGTTCGGCGATTTCTTCATCGATAGTCATGGAGTAAGGCTCGTATTGCAGTTCGTTTTGCACTGTTGTACTACCTTGTATCGTTTGTGGATTGTCATTCTTTCGTGGCAGTTTTTCAGTTTGTTTGGGCTTTCTTTTCTCGATTAGGTTATAATCCCCAATATAGCAAACACGACGGCACTGTACGCATATACGACTATACCTTTCCTGAATACCTTTAGAAGTCAATACTTTTTCAGCGTCAAACAATTCTTTTGAAAACAACCCCAGTGTCAGGCAGGTTTTGATTACTTCTGATATATATGCCTCCTCAAATCCCGTAAGCTCCGAGCAAATGAAAGGCAACTCTTTATCCCACTTCATATAATACCCACTCTTGTAGATATTGCAGAGCAGCAGAGCATATACCGTTATAGCTTTTCCACCTTGATACTTGATTAGTTTTCTTATTTTAAGGTCGTTAAATATATCTATATCCAGAGGGAAATAGTCAAGACCTTTTTTAAAAGTTCGTGCCATATCTGACTTTTTTAAAATTCATTTCTCAAATAATCATCCACTTCACGAATGAAATCATCCAGCGAAAAGCACAGAACATATTTGTATTCTCCGTTTTCACATATTATCTTTTGCCATTCTTTTTGTGATGGAGATTGATAGCCGCCTTTCTTTTTCATTTCAATGAGCAGCGCACCATAATCACGATTGCTTTTCAACAGAATCAAATCGGATACACCGGCTGTTACGCCCTCAGCTTTCAATTTGCCACCTGTAACAGTATCACGTCTTCCTCCGTTCGGCACAGCAAACAACCGGCCTTTTAACTTCGGATACTTCAAATTGAACCACTTTACGCAAGAGCATTGTATGCGATGTTCCTCATCGTCATATTTTTGCTTCTTTTTTCGTTTCCTTTCCATTTGAAGCATTTCCTCAAGTGTCATTGTCGCTTTGCTTTTCGGGTGTAACAATGGTGTCTTTTCCGGTCTTGTCTACTACAACTTTTTTCCCACCAACGGTTATCGTTGTCCTGCAACCTTCGGGGAGAGATTGTATGAAATTTCGTACAACAGGCGAATTGGCATTTTCACTGATGGTATCCGTAATGGACTCATCTGCGGCATATGGATAGACATCCATAATGGCAGTTTCCGCTACCGATGCAATTTGATAGTCGGCCATTGTGCCTTTCATACCCTCATCCAGTTTATTTACTGCATCACGCAAGTCGGCTGCTTGTACCAGTACGTTGGTAGCTGTCTTTTTTTCTGCTCCACTTTTTTCATCTAAGGTAATGAAATATAGCTTGCACTTGAACCAGCGGTCAGCACTGTCTTCCTCACAGGGAAAGAGCTCGCTATAGTTGGCACGTTTAATGTCGGAAACTGTAAACTCACCGGAAATAAAGGGTGTCATTTCTTCAATGATGCGTGCTTCCGCTTCCGTGAAGCTGAGCGCGTCAACCAGATAGGGTTCTGTTACTTTCTTGTTCATTCCGTTATCCATTGTCTTTTCATAACGGATTTTACATTCAAACCACGTGTGCATCATGAGTTCATTTTTTCTTTGAGTTGTTTACTGACTACAAGTTTTACTGTTCGTCTTGCCGGAATGATTACCGTTGTTCTCTTGTAGATATTACGGGCTTTCCTTTCTTTTGTGATATAAGTCTTGATAGTGCCAAAACCACGTATATAGACACTTTCACCTTTACAAAGTGCTTTCTCAATAGCATCAAAAGCACAATCTACGGCTTGAATAGCCTGTGAGCGACTAATAGTCGTATTGTTGATAACATGTTCAACGATCTCAATTTTTCTCATTGTTTTTATTTTTATTAAAATGATAGATCACTATTGTTTGGCCTACAATTCTCTGTTTTGTATTGAGTATTTTCAACTGATTTTTTCATTATGATTCTTGATTTAAATCCGCAGATAGAAGTAGGATGATGGCTGCAATGGCAAAACTCATTCCTAAAATGGCATACGTATATGCTTTAGAGGATTTGGATTCTAAAGCAAAATGAAAGTTAACAGCAAAAATGATGATATTCAAAACAATAAATATTATATCAAAATAGATTCTCATATTACTTTATTTACTGGTTACTATTATTTTTCCTCATAATCACAAATGCTAATAGGGATTCTTGTTAAATGTTAACGAAAGCCCATTTGTAGCGGCTGTTATTTCTATCTCTGGATATAATCTTTCTATTCCATGGATAAACTCCGTAGCATTGCTGTTATTGTCGGACAGATGCAGGAGTAGAATGTTGCATACTTGAGACAGGTCATTGGCTTGCAATGTGAGGAGACAGTTATCATAGGACATGTGCGACTTAATGGTGCGTTCGTAGCGTTTCTTGTCAATGCGCCCGGCAGTGAAATTTGCATCAAGAATTTCCTTGCTATAATTGCACTCCAACATTACATTGTTAAGACCGGGAAATTTGTATTTTAGGAAATAGGTGTCTGTGGCAAACAGCACTGTTCCGCACTCTTCATGACGGATGAGGTATCCGTAAGGTTCCGCAGCATCATGTTGTACTGGGAACGGTATCACTCTAAATCCATTTATCACAACTTGTTCGAATGGTAACAGCCCTTTTGCCCAATAGCTGGAAGAGAAACCAAGCGCATGTTTTGTGCCTTGACTCATATAGCAAGGTATGCAGGCGTTTATAAAATCGCCCACACATTTGGCATGGTCGCCATGCTCATGGCTGACGATACAACCAACAATGCTGTTTAGATTGAAGTCAAGAACCTTTTTTACTTTGTTGAACTTAACTCCGGCTTCCACTGCAAGTACCTCACCAGTCTTTTCAGACTGGAAGAGGTAACAGTTGCCTGATGATGAAGAACCTAACACATGAAGTTTCATTTCAAATAGGATTAATAGCCCGGTCCATCATCCTCGGTTGAGGCTTGGTTTTCGGTACTTGTTTCACCTTGGGTCTCTTTAATTTCTCCTGTTTCAGGGTCAACACCTGCCGGAACTTCATTGGAAACCGGAGCTACTGCATCATCAAAACTGATAGTGCCTTTGTTGGCTTGCGTGGAAATTTCTTTCGCAACCTGTTCTGTAACATCGACATAATCGGCGTCCTCTACATTTTCTTCAACGGTACGCATACCCATTGACAGTTCCGGTGAGTATGTAGAGCACCAGAACGAGGCGGCACGGTAACGTAACATCTGTTCGGGCATAGTACGCCACTTGCTGCCGTTTTTGCTATACCAACCCTCATCAATCGCCATTTGTATGGTAACGGCTGTACCACGTAAGGCAAGTGGTGATTTTGATGTAACCGGTTTTCCGTTCTCATCATGCGTAACACCTTTAGGAGTAGTCCATGCCACACACTTGACATTTGCCACACCGTTATTGCAAACTCCATTTGATGTCAATTCAAACTTCAGTGGTTCAAAGCGTCCACAAGTATTGATAGTGGCAATTAGGAACTTGGACGACCAAGATGGGCGACCATATACAATGTACAAGTTCTGCATTACCATAAGAGGGGATGCTCCAATGCGTGTGGCCACATCGAATGCGATTACGCAGTTGGCTACTGCTTCGGCTTCAGAGACCGTTTTTTTAGGTCCTTCTCCGGTCTTACCGCCAACAACACCGCCAATGCGGTAACTTTCGGGTACAAGACTGGAATTGGCAAACATGGTGGAGAAACGGTTGAGCGTTTCAATGGTTGTCGGGTCAAAGAAGTTGATGCCAGCAGGAACGTTACTTTGATGTGTAACCGGTGTGATTTGTCTTTCGTTCATAATTCTAATAATTAAAGATTTAACTATTTATTTTACTGTTAGTTGACTGTCTGTTGTAACCTGCAAGAATATCATTTGTGCGTTGGAAGCAATGAATGTATTCACGCTTTCGGCACGGTCAATGAACATTGGAGCATAGACTTCGTAATGCCTTGCCAATGTGTTGGTGATGTCAATACCTGCGTTCACTTGCTTTGCTGTATTGCACGTACCATAGGACACACCATCAATTATAGGAATACATACTTCGTATTCGTTTCCGTCAAGAGTGGTATCGAAAAGTTTCCAGTGTACCATGCCAAACAGCGAGTTCAAACGGCTCTCACAATCATCAATGCGAGCTTTGGCAAACTTAGCAGCTATATATTCACGTTTCTCTATGTCGGCTATCTTCTGTGCGAGTTCACGACCTTCCTTTTCAAGACGCTCTATTTCTTTATCATAGTTGGCGATAATGGTACGGTTGTTTAGTTGGATTTCCAAGTTCTTGATAGCAGATTTCACCAACTCGGCACGTTCGGACAGTTCGGTATCTGTCTGAGTATATGTGATATTTGCTATTTCTTTTTCTATTTCATCCAAACGTTTCAGGTTTGCTGCATACGCAGGCAGCTCGTTTTCGTTGATGGCGGACGGTGCTGCTTTCGGGGTGGATTTCAGACGATCATACAGCCCTGCAATACATTCGTCAATGGCAGTAATCTTTTTGGAATGCTCTACAAGTTCTTCATTACGCCTGTTTAATTCCTCTCGGTATGATTCGACTTGTGTCGACAGGGATTTTCCACGTGATTGATTCTCTTTGAGCCTGTTTTGTTTATATTCTTCAAACTTTTGGAGAGCGTCTTGTATCATATTGTCGGGTAAAGGCTGACCGCAATGAGGACAGATATTATCACCGGTGTACTGTGTGGCACGAATGGATGCCCATTCGGAACGTAATTCTTCAAGTCTGCTTGTTGTTCCAGTTATTTCTTCGTTCAAATACTTGATGCGTTCTTTTGCACGGGTAATGTCTATATTGCAATCCGATCGTTCGGAATGAATATTCTTCAACTCTTTCTCGATTTCATTACGTGTTTCGTTCTGCTTATCGGCTTCCTCCTGACGACTTCTCCTTTCTGCGGCAAGAATATCCTTCTGTTGCTGTTCGATTTGCCGTTTTTCACGGTTCAGCGCAGCTTTTTTATCGATGGCAGATTGCTTGCGAGCATCTTCAGAATGCAGAAGTTCGTTTATTTCTTCCAGCTCTTTCTTTTTGTCGGTGAGCATTTCTTCCAATGAGTTCCAATCCTCGGCTTCTGGTTTCATCTTGTCCGTTTGGTCGATACGTGGCTTGATTTCATCCGCTTGCATTTTTAGACGTTTTTTCTCTGCGGCAATCTGCCGACGATAATCCGCCAATGATTTGCCACTCAACATGTCTACGAGAGCGGTAAATTCTGCATTTCCCTGCGCCAATTCGTTGTCTGTTTTGGCTCCGGCAATGGACATTAACACTTCACGTTGAACATCTTGTTTTAACGATAGGAAATACTCGGTATTGGTTAGCATCTTGAAAAGGTTCTCATCAATGATTTCGGCATTTATCCGTTCCTTATACTCATTGACACGAACAGGTACGCCGTCCCATGTGCATTCGGTGACATTCCCCTTGAACACTTCCTCTACTTGTCCACGAGGTTTGACCCATTGCTCCTTATACTCTCGTTTGATGGTAATTTCCGTTCCATCAACGACTAATGTTCCCTCTACGGAGCATTCACAATGCTGTAGGGGATTGCCCTTTTCGTCTGTGGTGCGCAAGTTGAAGTCTTTACGGTCTTTGCTGTCCTTGCCGAAAAGCAGCCAACAGAACGCATCCATGTGCCTGGACTTGCCGAGACCGTTACGACCACAGATACGTGTAACAGTGCCATCTGTATGGAACTGTGTTGTCCTTTCTTTTTCTCCACGCCAGTTGCGAAGCGTGATTGATTTTAGCTGAATTGCTTTCATCTACTTTGATTTTTAATAGTGAAAAAATAGTGGGAGGAACAGGATTTGAACCTGTGTCCTGCTGCATCTTGGCCATTTGGGTACGTACCGCCGCTCTATCCGCTGAGCTATCCTCCCTTATCATTTGAAATAGTCTTGTTGTAACCTTTGTAGTGTACGCAGTTCGATTGTGCGGTATTCAACTTTGCCCGGACGCTTGCAGGGGGTTATTTTACCCTGCTTGCGCCATCTATCCACATTGCCACGCCCAAACATAGCGTATGCTTTTCGCTGGCTGACCATTTCGGGGTCATTGTGTGTATCGGCAAGCATACGGACTACAGAGGACGCTACATCGCGGACGAAAGTGTCATAAGTAACGGATTTATCGGGAAAATCAATAGTGAGCATAGGATTACGGATTAAAGTGAATACTCTGCACGATAATTTTCATCGGTTTTAATGAAATATGTAAGCACTTTTATTAGGGAACGTTTAGAACCGGGCTTGGCAATAGAGTCAACCAGACTTTCTCTCTTTTGCTTGTCTGTAGCAATAAAGATGTAGCCCACGTGTCTTGCTTCCGGTTTAAGAGGCTTGATTTGAGAATTTAATTTTTTGAAATTGATAGACATGATATTGTAAGTTAAGAGGTTATTTGTTTTCATTTTGAAACTCCATCCATGATATACGTACCAGTTTCCATGTGAGAAAGATGAATACAGCTGATACAAGATAGCCAATGAACGATGCGATGTTTCCAAGTATGATATGTGCCACAATGCTGACAACCACCGCAAAAAGCATGATGCAGGATAGTATCAGTTGTGAAATATTTACAAATTTGTTCATGATGATTACAAATTACGATATTCTGATTACTGTTATGATACGCTTTTCTCGGTCCGTTTCTGTCTGGTACTTACGATTCAGGATAAGTCCGAGGTCGGAAGCCTGAGCACGGACGCTCTTAGTCTTTTCAATGGGGAAAGTAACCGCTTTACCTACTTCCAAATCCGTTAAAGTTGGACGTACTTTTACTTGATTTTCTGCCATTTTATTTGTTTTTTATGGGTTATTGTTTAACTTTATAGTGCAAAGCTAACATATTTATTCGTGGCGAACAAATATTTTCGTCATAAAATTTAGTGTATGCGAAATTAAATATTAGTCGACTAATTCAAGTTCCTGTAAATCATGAATTTAGAAATTGTTAGAAAATTGAGCGAAAACAGAGGTGGTGGATTAAAGAAACTTGCTGCTGATGTTGGAATGAGCGAACAAAATCTACATAGATGCATTAGAAACAATAAGATTCAAGCGGCAGACTTAGAGAAGATTGCTTTTCTATTAAAAGCTGACATACGAATTTTTTTTGATGATGAAGTATCAAGACTATCAAATAATACAGTTGAAACAAACGGCGATTTTAGTCCTGCTTCGATGATGGGTAACGTGTCTGTAGGCACAGATGCTATTCTTGTAGAACGAGTGAAGCATTTGGAAGAATTGTTGGCTGAAAAGGAGAGGTTGATTAAGGTTTATGAAAAGTTAGTAGAGGGAAAAAAATGAGATATATAGTTGGAATAATATGTCTTATTACTTCTTTACTGTTATGTGCTTGCAGTGAAGATGACGAGAAAGGCGCTGAACGCTATTCGGGTGTATTTTTGAGTATGGAGGCTATAGATGCTATTACTCCGGAAGATTCTTTTTCTGATGTCATATTATAATGTTGAGTTTGAAAAAGTGGAAGTAGGAAAAGGAGAGCCTATAGAAGCTGGTGATTACACTGTGAAGACAGAAACTACTTACGACTTAATCATGCGAGAATCCGAAGCTGATCTGTATATAAAAACAGAAAAAAGAACAGATAAAATGTTTGAGGCAACTTGTGTATATAAATATGTTTTTAAGCAGGGAACTTACGGAGTGATTGAAGTATCAGAAAATGCTATTACGGTCAACGGATATCCATATTGTAAACTTCAAAAATTTACACTAATACGTACTGAGCCAATTGGAGAAAAATATTCCAAACAAGATACAGAGACAGAAAATTACAAGGGAGTATTCTCCTGCAAAAGCAATGGTAGAAGCATAACTTTGTCAAATAGTGATTATATGTTTGAAGCCGCGCTTGATGGTAACGAATGTAGGTTAACAGAATTATCTCCTGAACATAAAAATATCGGCACATTAGAAAAGCAATGAACGGAGAGTACCCATATTGTAAAACAGAGCCTTTTATGGATGAATTGAAAAAAGCCGCATTTGAAGCCATCTACAAAGATGGTTGTGATAATTGTGGAGATTGGATAGATACATTGGTAAACTGTTATTCCGAAGAAGTGGTGGACGCTCTTGGGAATAATCCCAATGAGGTTTATGCAGAATTGGAAGATATATGGGAAACCATGGATTATGAAGACCCTCGAACCGGTATTTGCCTAACTTATCAGAATTGGGCAGAATATTTCACAGGGGAGTTTGCCCATACAATCTACAACGAATTGATTAAATCAAAGCAGGTGAACGAACGTAAATAATCCGTTTTAAAGCGTTCAAACCTTTAAGATGATAAAAGTATCGTTTTTCGTATTTGTGTTGATTGTGGCTTATCTATTTGCCTTAAATGGGTAATATATCAAGACTGGTAGCGGCGAGTTCTTCGATAAATGGACGAAAACATTAATCATAATAGACAGATACGAAGAAATTGAATAAACGAATATTGTTGAGAAGTATTATATAACTCATTGAAAAGTATCTTATTTTGGCAGCGGCGCAGGCTGTGATTGAAGAAAGTTTGTAAGCAATATAGGATAATATTGGATTTAGGCTGTAACGGATTGTTTATCAGGTGTTACAGCCTAAATTGGTTATGCGGTTTACATTCATGATATGGAACCGCTGGCTTTTGCCGACAGTCTTGGTATTAATCAGGGTACTTCTGCATCATTGACTGATGAGGACGGAAATGAGAATACCTATTCTTTGTTCAATAATAATGAAGTCCAATCGCCAATGGCTATCAAATCTTTTGATTTGTGGAGTTATGGACAATCAGCCTATATTTCTTCTGTCCGGCAACTCTATAATTTGTTTACTGTCCGGCATCAGATTAATGAATGTATAACTGAAGTCGGTGGAACTCCGATTAATCTGAATCCGGGTGAATGCTGGTTATGGTCTTTTATTGAAGTGGAAGGGCAAAAGGAGAATAAAGCATGGTTTTACTCTATGCAGTCAGGAACTATTCAGGAGACACCGAAAGATCAACCTCATAAATCCAGGCCGGTAATTTCTATATATACGACCAAATAAATAAAAGTCTAAATATAGTCATCTGTGGAGTTTCAGATACTATATTTAGACTTTCTTCTTAACAGACATTTATTTTTGTGCATTTTGATTTTGAAATCCCTCTGTTATGAAACTGAAAAGAATTTTATTACCTATATTGGCATGGAGTGAGCTGATGCTCACTTTCTATCATAGTATATTGTGTAACAAGTATAATCAATATACACCCCTACTAATAAGTCAGCCAAACGCCTCTATGTGAAAAAGGCATTTGGCTTTGTATTTATAATCTACTGATTTTTTTAATTTTGTATAAAAGGTAAATATACTCTTACTTTCCTAATGATTTGAACATTTTTGTAATGCAACGTTTTTTTTGCTCCATATTAGGATGGACATAAAGATTAAGTGTGGTAGAAATGTTAGAGTGACCTAACAAAACACTCACTGTTTTATAATCGCATCCGGCCTCAATACAGCGTGTTGCAAAGCTATGACGCAAACCGTGATATTTCAATCTGGGAATACTGAGCTTTTCCATCAGTCCGTTATAATAGTTACGGTACGTACGTGGTTCTGTGGGATGTTCATCATTGGTAAGTACATAGAAATCATCATTGACAATCTTCTTTAGTGGTTTAACTATAGCAAGCAATTCCTTGCTCATGGGGATTTCTCTGCATGAGTTTTTTGTTTTGGGGGAACTGATAACAAGTTCTGTGTGTTTCTTTTCTCCCTCAACCAAATATATACGTTCAATGGTACGCCTAACAGTTATAGTACCTTCTGTTATATTGATGTCATTCCATTTCAAGGCACATATTTCACCGATACGTAAACCTGTACTAAGACTTATATAAATGCCAAGCCCTGTAAACGTAAAATGACTCTGAATATGATTAAGTATTTTCCTATGATTAGAAACAGATAATACTTCCAGTTTCTTGTTCTCTGTATTTGTAGGATATTTGATGTCCCACTCATAGTAATTCATCCACTCATTCTTTACTCCAAACTTCATAACCATTTTCAGAACGATCAGAATGTCTTTAATTGATTTGACACTCAATCCACATTCAATCTTTTCTAATACGAAACTCTGTACACTCTGTTCTGGAAGCGAGTCATTCTCTCCAAAAGCAGGAAGGAGGTGGTTTTCCAAAATCAATAAATATGCAGCCATTGTGGACTGCTTTACGTAAGGTCGCTTGTACTCTTTCCAGGCAACCGCAATTTCTCTAATTGTCTTGTTATTCATAAAATTCTGATAATTAATTCTGATAATTAATTCTCATAATTAAAGAAATATAATAAGAAATGTTCCAAATCTGAGATTCCCGGAGTTTACGGGGGAATGGATGAAATGTAAATTTGGTGAAATTGCAACAGGTTTTGACTATGGCATGAATGCAGCAGCAAAACCTTATGATGGTCAAAATAAATACATTCGTATTACAGATATAGATGAAGCATCGTCAACTTATAATAATAGTTCCATTGTATCACCAGACGGAATATTATCTGAAAACTATGTAGTTAATGAAGGTGACATATTGTTAGCACGTACTGGAGCAAGTACTGGTAAATCATATCTCTATCGAAAATCTGATGGTAAACTTTACTATGCAGGTTTTTTGATTAGAGCTAATGTAGCAGAACATAATCCATATTTTGTGTTCTCTCAATTGCATACTTATAGATACTGGAGATGGGTTTCTATAATGTCTGCACGTTCAGGTCAGCCCGGTATAAATTCACTCGAATACGCTTCTTTCCCAATTTTTACAACAACACTGAAAGAAGAGAATAAAATATCATCTTTATTATCTCTCATTGATGAACGTATTACTACCCAAAACAAAATCATTGAGAAATATGAATCCTTAATTCAGGCAATATGCGAAACCTTAATAGAATCAGAACAGTATAAAGTCGAATTGTCATTTAATGATTTTGGTAAACCATATTCAGGTTTATCAGGTAAAAGTGCAGAAGATTTTGGTAATGGGTGGCCCTACATAACATATATGAATGTCTATCAGAATCAAATCATTGATATAACCAATGTTGGTTTAGTCAAAATCAATGAGACAGAGCAACAATCGGTTGTCCGCTATGGCGACATTCTTTTCACCTTGTCATCTGAAACACCGGATGAAGTTGGAATGGGTGCAGTGTATTTGGGAGATGCTTATCCTTTATACCTGAATAGTTTTTGTTTTGGTGTCCATATCACAGATGAAAGTAAGATTTTCCCTCCATTTTTAGCATACTATATTTCAACCAAATCATTTAGAAAGGCTGTTTTTCCATTGGCACAAGGCAGTACACGTTTCAATTTGCAAAAAAATGATTTTATGAAGAAAATCTTTCATTTTCCAACGGTGAAAAAACAAAGCGAGATATACTCAGTTCTCAAAGCCTATTCGGATAAGCTTTCTGTCGAAAAGAATATAGTCAATTTACTTTGTGAACAGAAAAGTTACCTCTTACGTCAGTTGTTTATATAAACATCTGACGAAGTAGGTATTGTTTTTCTTTCTCATACGAACATAACAAACTTTTCTCTACATCAATCTTTGTTTGAATGCTTGTCAGGACGTTAGCAATATAGACTACTTCATCCTCTGTTTTTGGAAGAGGAATGGAGTTTTCCAAGAAACGGGCGTTAGTAATGTTGATTGTGTTCTTCGCTCCTTTCTGTATAAGTGGATGCAAATAATTGAACGCATTGTTGGACTGCATGAAATAGAAGTGCAGAATAACTCCGATGTTATCATTAATCGGCTTATATACACCATACAGAGGTGATACCGCAACAGCATTTTTTATATAGCTGCGTTTTACTATCCCATAAGGGAAATCACCTGTTGGGCTTTTTGTATAAACAATGTCACCATATTTAACAACATTGTAATGCGATGTTTCTTTGGCAGCAAAAGAGCGTCCAAGATATTCTATCTGATTAATGACACCTTGACTTACAGATACAGAACAAATGGTATAGCCATTTATATTCTTTTCCGTTCTCTCTTGTAAAACTTTGCTTAATTCCGTTTTCTGCCAATTCCCTTCGCGTATTCCATCCATCTTTTTCTGATAAATAATTGCCTGAATTAAGGATTCATATTTCTCAATGATTTTGTTTTGGGCTGCAATACGTTGGTCAAGTAAAGAAATAAATCTTGCTAACTTATTTTGTTCTTCGATATTTGTAAAATAGAATGGGATATTCTTTACTATATCAGCAGATAGATTGCCTTGTCCTCCCTGCAAATATGTTTGAAGTAATCTTGCCACATGCTTGTTCCATACGGATTCTACAAATTTCTTATTCTGTTTGGTTCTTATACAAAGTATTGCTTGATTTATAGCTCCCTTGATTTTACTAATAGCGATATTTCCACTTGTAGCCCCATAAAGTGCTAATAACAAGTCTCCAACTTCTACCATTTTTGCAGCGGAATTATCCAATCCTTCTTTCGTTATAAATAGTTCCGTTTCATCATTATGTAGTTCTCCTGACCGAATGAACGGAATATTCCCGTTATAATATTCTTTATTTGAGGATGGAGGCGTACCTCCTGAAAAGAAAGAACAAACTTTAGATAACTTACACTTTTCCCATTCCCCATTAAACTCCGGAAACCGTAAAGTTGGAACATTAAGGACTTTTTTATCTTTATTATTTGTCATAATCATTATTCTTTATCAGGATTAATATCAAACGGTAGAAAGTTGTCACCGGTATTAAAGCGATCAAAATCCGAACTAAACAAGCGGTCTTGAATGATTCGGTATTTTTCAAATTCGGCTTCAGCAAATTTCTTGGCAAACTCAGCCGTAACTTTGCCTGCATCAGTAAGGATTGCATCACCACCTGCTTCCAGAATGATGTCGATACGTTTTGCCCAATCTTCCATTGTCATAGGTATATGACGCTTTGCCATACGCTCTGCCATGTCCAGAACTGCATTGACCAAACGTCCCATATCTTCCAGTTCTATACCTTTCAGGTAGTTCTTGGCAATACTTACATCAGTCTTGACTATTTTCCCGTCTGGAGCATTCTCCCAGGTTGTCAGTCCCATGTGTTCTTTTTCAGCATCGGCTCTGTTCACAATCAGTTCTGCTGCTGTCTGGCCGTGTACCGCATAATGCATTTTGTTCTGAACCTTCTTGAAAAATAACTTTGTGGTTGGAGCATCACGATTATAATCAATAGCTGTGGCGTAAATGTCAGTAAGTTTTTGATAAAACCGGCGTTCACTGAGACGGATCTCACGAATCTCTGCCAGTAAGTGCTCAAAATAGTCCTCACCGATAAATGATCCATTTTCCATGCGTTTCTTGTCTATCACATAACCACGTATAGAGAATTGACGGATGACTGAGGTACACCATTGGCGGAATTGTGTGGCTCTGATACTGTTTACCCGATACCCTACAGATATAATGGCATCCAAATTGTAGAACAGGGTCTTTCTGTTGACTTGACGTTCACCTTCCGTTTGAACTACCGAGAAAAACTCGGTAGTTGTTTCTTTCTGTAACTCCTGACTGGCATATATATTCTTAAGATGCAAGCCTATGTTATCTGTCGAACAATCAAATAAGGTTGCCATAGCTTTCTGCGTACACCAGATGGTATCATTCTGATACATCACCTGTATGCCATCTTCCTTGCCCTCAATAGCGAAGATTAGGAATTCTGCCGTACTGTTTCTTATCTCAAACCGTTTTGCCATTATACCTCCATTTATTCAACTAGTCCCAATTCTTTC